GCGGCGGCGACAACGCAATTTACCCATTTTGGAATATGAAAGAAGGCGACACTGCAACGTTGCGTTTCTTACCTGATGGGAATAAAGATAACACTTTTTTCTGGGTAGAACGTTTGTTAATTAAACTTCCGTTCCAAGGTATTAAAGGTGAAACTGATTCACGTCCAGTACAAGTACAAGTTCCATGTATGGAAATGTATGGAGAATCATGTAATATTCTTAATGAAGTACGTGGTTGGTTTAAAGATCCAAGTCTTGAAGATATGGGTCGTAAATATTGGAAGAAACGTTCATATGTATTCCAAGGTTTTGTAACTGATAATCCTTTATCGGAAGATACAACTCCAGAAAATCCAATTAGACGTTTTATAATTGGTCCGCAAATTTTCCAAATCATCAAGCAAGCATTGATGGATCCAGACATGGAAGAATTGCCAACTGATTACACAGCTGGTGTAGACTTCCGTCTTAACAAAGCAAGCAAAGGCGGTTATGCTGACTATTCAACATCAACTTGGGCACGTAGAGATCGTCCATTAGGTGATTCAGAAATGAATGCTATTAATACGCATGGGTTGTTTAACCTAAGTGATTTCCTTCCTAAAAAACCAGGTGATGTAGAACTTAAAGTTATGCAAGAAATGTTTGAAGCATCAGTAGATGGTGAAGCATACGATATGGACAGATTTGGTCAATATTTCCGTCCAGCAGGTATGGCGGCACGTACAGGTGATCCAAAAGCACAAGCAACACAAGCAACACCTGTTGCAACAAAAACAGAAGCACCTAAGCAAGCTGAACCAGTTGTAGAAACAGCACCTGCAACTGCACCAGTAGCAGAAGCGGCTCCTGTTGCTGAAACTGCTCCAACAGCATCTGGTGGTGATGCACAAGACATTCTAGCAATGATCCGTGCAAGACAAAACCAGTAAACAAAATATGTGGGGGGAAACCCCCACACTAACTTTAAGGAGTAACTATGGCAAAAGCATTTGATCCTAGTAAATTTAGGACATCATTAACGAAATCTATTTCAGGTATGAGTGCAGGATTTAACGATCCAACTGATTGGATTTCAACAGGCAACTATGCACTCAACTATCTAGTATCAGGAGACTTCCATAAAGGTGTTCCACTAGGTAAAGTAACTGTATTTGCAGGCGAAAGTGGTGCAGGTAAAAGTTATATTTGTGCAGGTAACATTGTGAAAGCCGCACAAGAGCAAGGTATCTTTGTAGTTCTAATTGATAGTGAAAACGCTCTTGACGAAGCGTGGTTACATGCACTTGATGTAGATACAAGCGAAGATAAACTACTTAAACTTAACATGTCAATGATCGATGACGTTGCTAAAACTATTAGTGTGTTTATGGCAGACTACAAAGCAATGGACGAAGAAGAACGACCTAAGGTGTTGTTTGTTATTGATAGTTTAGGTATGTTACTAACACCTACAGATGTTGATCAGTTTAACAAGGGTGATATGAAAGGTGATATGGGCCGTAAGCCTAAGGCACTAACTGCACTTGTTCGTAACACAGTTAACATGATTGGTTCACATAACGTAGGACTTGTTTGTACTAACCACACATATGCATCGCAGGATATGTTTGATCCAGATGACAAGATAAGTGGCGGACAGGGCTTTATATACGCTTCTAGTATTGTTGTAGCAATGCAGAAATTAAAGCTCAAAGAAGACGAAGACGGTAATAAAACTAGTGAAGTACATGGTATTAGAGCTGGTTGTAAAGTAATGAAAACACGTTACGCAAAACCGTTTGAAGGTGTACAGGTAAAGATTCCTTATGAAACAGGAATGAATCCTTACAGTGGCATTGTTGAACTTTTTGAAAAGAAAGGCGTCATCGAAAAGAGCGGTAACAGACTAAAGTATGTTACAAGTGATGGCGAAGAAATTCTTGAATACCGTAAGAATTGGACAGGTGAACTTTTAGACAGAGTAATGTCGGATTACACCATAAAAGAACAATCTATGGTAAATACCTCTGAAACAGACGAACTTGAAGAAGCTGTAACAGAGGAGTAACTATGGACGTAGAGCAGGCGATTGACGTTTGGAATCTATTCAAAGAATATGTAGACAAAAAACAAATTGAGCTAGTTGCCGAGAAGTTTGTAGATTTGATGGCCGACTATGGTATAGACGATCATCAATTAAAAGAGCTAATTGGCAACTGTTCATATTTGGATGAAGCAATAGCATATTATCTTGATATAGATGACATTGACGCTGACGAAGAAGAATGGGATGAGTAATGGGTTGGTATAGCGAGATTTCTCGAGACGTAGGCAAAATTCCTGATGCTGTAGCACACTTTGAATCTGAATTATTAGAAGCAAAGAAAGAATGTAAACTTACAGGCAACGTAGAAAAGGCTGCAGCAGCAATGCCGGGTATTGTTGAACATCGCTTTAACCAACTACAAGAAATTGAAGCAATTCTCAACTATTTGAATATCGAGCTACGTAGATTGCGTAGCTCATATTTTAAAAAGTATCTTGAAAACTATCAACGAGCTCTGTCAAGCCGCGACGTTGAAAAATACGTTGACGGTGAGGCAGACGTTGTTGACTATGAAAA